GCGACCGAGAACGTAGCTAGATAGTCAGCGGGTAGTGTGAGCGTAGCCACGCCAATACTCGTAGACAGAGTTGAATACTTAAAGGACGCGGGAAGCTGTACGGCATTAGCAATCCGCTGTTCCGCCTGCGTAATGAAAGTATTAACGTCAGTCGTGGAGAACGTGTTCTCCGTATATGACTGAATCTCTGCTACAAGTTCAGAGTAGTTCATTTGCTAAGTGCGACGTTCTTCAGAAACTTAGTACCCTTGGTGGCGGCACCTGCACCACGCATGGTGCTGTACTCTTTCTGTCCCACACCGGGGGCAAACTTACCTTTAGTCCACACGCCAGCCTTGCCGATATCCGTTTGGGGATACCCTGCGACATTAGGCACGGGGACTGATTTGGATTGGCTTGACTTCATTTGGTTTTGCTCCGCTGATTCATAACGCGGGCCATATTGCGGCCATATTTCTTGGCATCAACCGAAGTCACGCCACCGGCCTTAAAACCCTTAACGGCTTTATCGGGATGGGCATTGGGCGTGCTTTTACGCATGTGAGCGGCCAGCGCCTTTTTTACGTTCATCATATTAGTTCACCTTAAACGGAGAAGAATCCACCGGCATACATGCCGCCTTTTAACATACCACCAGCAAAATACGTCCGGATAGAAACCGAAGAATCAGTTAGTATTCCAACCGATAAGGCCATACCCGTACCGGAGTTGATTACTTCCGTATAGCTCCTACTTTGAGGGTAGCTAGTATCCGGCCTCGGATTACGTACAGCTTGAGGGTCGTTTACCGGATAAAGGCCAAGCTGAAGCTGCGGATGATCCTGTTCCCAACATTCGGGGCATACGAGGATATTTACATTCTTGGTCTTAATCGTCAATGTCTTAAGCTTCGAAAGCTTAAACCGAAAACTACACCGGTCGCATTGTGCGATTGAAAACTTACCTGAGGAAAACCGATTAGGCATGGTTTCCTCTATCTATAAAACATATTTCTCGGCACGAACCTGACGGGGGCTTTTTCACGATCCTCTTCCGACGCGAGCGCCCACTGCCTCTCGTACTCAGCCTGAAGCATTGGTATCCGCTGCGCGGACTCAGGGAGCTTCATCGCAATTTGATAAGCCAGACCGGCAGTCAACGCCGGGAGGAAACGGTACGGAATATCAGCGGTATTGTCCCCATTACCCGCGTCCTGAAGCCGACGCAATCTCCAGTACACGAACGTGTAGGAATTATCCGAAGGGACCGGCCACACAGTAATCGTCGGGTATTGGACACCTGTGGGGGTCGTAGCCCCTGACTGTCTGTTGATATAGACCTGAATCGGCCTGCCCGTACTCAGCTTATTAGGGATCGTGGAGTAGGTAGAAACAGAGATACGCGAGATGTTAATGTCGGTCTGCGTAGACGTATTGCCGGGGTTCTGTCGGACTACATGCTCGATCAAATCAATCGTATCAACAGGCAGATTGTACGTAGCAGTGCCCGCTACAAGCGGGATAGTCCCGCTTTCAACTGTCCAAAGATTAACTCCCCGGTTCGCCCACTCCGTTGTCAACAGATTAAAACTGCGGCGAGCGGTACGAAAATCATAGCCCGAGCGCATCTCTGATCCTGCCCGATCAAAGGCTTCTTCGAACAGGTCTGTAAGCTGGAGATCAAAAGACGAAGTACCGGAAGTAGTCATAATCAGGTAGCGTCAGTGGTTATAGCAGTCCGGTTACCGCTTCCGTCGATTGTAGCAGTCACGCGAGTTTTAGCGTTAGTAATTGCAGCGTTAAATGTTTCTGTGCCCGAATTAGTTCCTGCGCGCCGCCCGAGTAGTACGGAAGCCATAAGACGCAAGGACTGACGGAATGTCAATCCAGTCTCGACGTTCTCGCTATCCATAACCTGCGTGGAAATCTGCGCGGCGGTCGGAACGGCAGCGGTCACTTGGCCTGAGGTCAGGGTAGACGCCCCATACGAAATTAGCGCAGAGTTAGTAGCCGACTGCGCCTGAGCCTGAGTTAGCGTCGAAGCGCCGAAGGCGGTAAGCGCGGAAGTAGCGGCGGTTTGAGACTGGGCTTGAGTCAGAGTGGAAGCGCCGAAGGCGGTAAGTGCGGCAGCGGCTCCGGCTTGAGCTTGGGCTTGAGTTAGTGTCGAGGCGCCAAAAGCAGTAAGTGCGGCAGTGGCAGCGGCTTGGTTCTGACTCTGCGTGATAGCGTAGGTCGAAGAATAGATTGCGTAGACGCTCGTAGAAGTAGGCGTCACAACCCAGTTAGTATCAACCGTACACGTTTTAGTTGCCTGCGCGTATGCGGTGATAATCCTAGACTGACCTGCGCCAGCCCCCGCAATAATCGAGACTACAGAGCCAACATAGTTACCATCAGAAGATGAGGCGGTGGCGTCTAGCTGAATAGTGCTTGTCGTACCGCCTTGGGCAAGGCGACTACGTACCGCGCCGTCAGGTAAGGTGGTAATCCGAAAGAGTTGGTCCGTCAGATAGGTTCTGTCAACAACTTGAACCACAACCTCAAGGGCCGTCATTTCCGCAGAGGAAAGGCTCCAACTCCAAACATATTCTCCGGAGATAGCCGTAGGTGTCGTGGTTATATTCGAACCGGCCCCGCCGTCTTTTATGACTTTAACAGATCCAGCCGTATATACAGCCCAGTCTGCGGCATTGGCGAAGTTGGCGCTGTTGGCCTTAATTACGGGCGAGCGGAACGTAAAAGCCGTACCAAATGGTGCCCAAATTGGAGTCATTACACTACACCTCTAAAGATCCCGCGCCATACGCCACGGCTAATATACTCGCCTACCATATTTGAAGTAACAACGGGAGGGGTCGAAGACGAAAGTAACGCAAGTGGCGGGGCGGTATAAATTTGCCATGGATTACTACTAACCGCAGCTATTTCAGAGGCGGAAAGAGCGCGGCTCCAAACATAGAATAGCGATCCAGTCGTCCCATCCGCCATGGGGTCTTGCCCCCCACCTCCAAACTGCTTTCTAAATAGCTCAATCCTATCTACACTGATATTACCACTGCCTAAAAGCGCGGACGTACCGGCGGTGGCTGGCACACCATTTACATAAGACGCTATTAGATTATTGGCTGAACTGACTGTTACCGCTAGGATCGACCTTCCGCCGGAAGACGGAAGAGCCTGTGAAGAATTAAAGTCTGCATAATACGGTCTTGCATCTGCACCAAAATTATTTGATGGGTACGCCTTATAATGAACGTGTATTCTTTGGTCAGTAACAGATCCGTTGTATATACCGCCTGACGATGAGTAAATACCGGCCTCTGGCGTGTTACTAACCTCTTGAACGATTGTCCATTGATTAGACGTTATTGTTTGTGGTAACACAAATGCTGTTGAGTTACCGACGGTCTTTAAATACGCTATAGCGGGACCGTTAAGCGTCTGTATCTGCGCGTATTTAGCGCCAAAAGCATCTGTAAGTGGCGTAGCATTTGGAGTAAGCGCAACTTCCAGCCCTTTTGTTAAAGGGTTGTTTCGGTTTATCCTCGTCGCTTGCTGCGGCTGCGCGATAACCCGCTTAGGAATAAAAATGCGCCTTCCGGAAGATACGGGAGTAGACGTTGCTACTCTAAGCGCCGAAGTTGGGGCAAATATCTGCCACGGGTTATTAAAGAACGCCTGCCGCATCTGCGGCGTCCACATAAGGGTGGCCTTTAAGGCGAGTGATACATAGTTTTGGGGTGCGGTTTGAGGGAAACCTACGTCCCCAACCCCAAAATAAACATTAGTACCATATCCCGAATAACCGCTTGATGTTGAAGCGGTTGAAAACGAGTTTGTTAATCTATCGACTGCAAGATTAACCGTACTAAGCGTCGGATCGTACCAAACAATAACTTTATAAGTTTGATTTAATGTTGCGGGAGTGAATGACCACGCTATTTTTTCAGAGCCGTCATATAAATATCCGCCAAATCCGTTTGTCGGGTCAACCAAAATCGCCCGATCATGCGAGAATGCGCCTAGATCATTATGTCCTACAAGACTAACTTTACCTATTGGTGTAGACGTTATTGTAATAATACTAGCGATTGTCCAGCCATCAGTGGGAGCGGGTGCCGTCGTTTTCTGCCTAGTTGCCTGACCCGTAGAATCGCCATAACGATCTGCTAAAGCCCCGCCCTGCGCGGCTTGGAAAGTCGCGCCTTTATATATCTGATTTGAAATACCACCAATATTTATAAAGCCATTACCAGACGCCGCTGAATAGACATGTTGAAGCCCCTTAGATAGGGGGCTATCCCAGTTGATACGCGAAGCTTGCTGCGGCGGCTGCGCGGTCTGGCGGCGTGGAAGGATAAAAGCCACGGCTTAAGTGTAATAGACTTCGCGATAGCTAACAGTGACCGTCGCGCCGAGGGCGGCAGCGCCGTTGTCGTTATGAAGCACGACACCCCACTTAGGTGGCACCGAGCCGAAAGCTTGGGACAGGCTGAAGACCTGACGGATAGTGATTGCGTTTGCGCCTTGGTTAAGCTGAACCGTACCAAGGAAGGTCAGGTTCGAAGGCGAACCGATAGCGGTCAGGGCCTTATCCGTGCCGTCCACGTTATCAAAGAGGCTTGAGTCCCCCTGATAGTTCGTTCCGTCTTCCGAGCGGTACGCATACACCACAACCTGCTTGTTGTTAGTAGGAGCGGTAGCAGTCGTCAGAATGTTGACGGTGACCAAGTAATCGGTCGTATTGTTCGTCGTTCCGCTAGTAACTGCGGCAGAAGACCGCGCAGAACCAAACGCCAGCGAGCCAGCGGTAATGGTCATCGCGGTAGAAGTACCGTATTGAACGGCCATAATTTAGTCCCTTTTTAGCACATCTTGCCACGGGTCTTACCCCGTGATTCGATACCGCCCCCACGGGCGTATTTTTTGACGCGACTAGGCTTCATGTTTTCCATCTCGGCCTGTTCGTGTTTAATCATCGACTTAGGAGCGCCTTGCTTTTTCATGAAGGCCACTTCCCTGCCCATCATATCTTTTGGTTCTTTCACAGCACCGCCTTTGGCTTTCTTTTCGGGAGGAGGACTACTACCAGCGCCTTTAATCATTTTAATAAAAGGGTTCGCCAGATCAAACTTCTCTTTTTCCTTGGGAGGCTCTTCTTGCTTGGGTTCTTCTTTAGGGGCGGCTTTAGGCTCAGCCTTTTTACCCAAAACCCAGTCTAAAAATCCACCGGAAGCAAACTTCTTCGGCCCCTTGGTGAACTCCTTGCCAACAGACTGAGAAACACCGGCCTTCTTCGCAAAAGCCGGGTTATGGGCTACAGCCTGCATGAAGCGTTCTTGTTTAGCAGATTTAGTAGGCATCACACGATCTTCGTTTTACGCGACCCACGGGCAATACCCCAGCCCTTGACAGAACCGCCTTTAGCCATCTTGACGATCTTGCCCGCTGTCTTACCACGGGACTCGATACCACCGCCTTTGGCGTACTTAGCGATTTTGCCGCCCTTCTTGAAGAAGTTAGGTCCACCTTCCGCAGCCATTACTTCTTCGTCGCGGTTACGAGCGGGGGCGCGAGTCGGGGCAGCGGGACGAGCGGGGGCAGGAAGCCGCGCAGCGGGGCTAGGAAGCATGGGTGGCTGTCCAGTCAGGGCAGCACGGGAACCTTCAGCGGGAGGGGGAAGTGCAGCGCGGCTGTTACCCGGAAGAGAGCGGGGAATCTCAATACGGGGGCCATTAGGAAGCCGGGTAATAGTAGGGCCAGCTTCCCGAGCTAATGCAGTACCCGCCGAACTAGCGGCGTCATCCGCAGCGCCTTTACCAAACATACGGCTAAGAGCATTACGCGCCATACTCGCAGCGCGTCCGAGGGGCAGAAGAGCTTCGGGATAAACAGGCTCAATACCCTGTTCACGTTCTTTTTTACTACGCTCAGCACGTTCTTCAGCCGTAAGCTCAGGCGGATTAAAGCTGCGCTCGCCATACATGTTACCGCGCTCGCCGTAATCTTTCTTTGGAGCGGCTTTAGGCTTAGACGCGGGGGCGGCTTTAGGAGCGGCTTTAGGAGCGGCTTTAGGAGCGGCTTTAGGAGTTTCTTTTTTCTCCCGTTGCCCATTCATAGCTGCTTCAGCACGTTTACGGGTATCGTCGCTGATATTAGAATTGCGCCCTTCACGAACACCGGTCGTAGGAACGTAATCCGGCTCGGTTGCTCCTGCACCGCCGCCACGCCCCTCATTAGGTTCGCTCTTGGCCGTACTTGAAGGCCAGTCGGTTTCAGGACTCTTCCTTCTATCAAAATCTTCGCTCTTAGGCTCGCTTTTCGGTAGGGTCCGGTTCACGATTGGCGCGGGTTCCTCACGGGGCTTCTCATCCGCCCGACGCTCGCGGGT